GTCTATTAAAATTTATTTAATTTATGATTTAAGTTTTCTATTACTTTCTTATTATATATCACTATAAGATATATATCTACAAAAACTTTTTTAGCAATAGTCACATGTCAAATAGTTTATATTGCAATAAAAAAGAGCCCCGAGACTTTATAATAATCTCAGAACTCTTTTTACTTGTATCACTATTATTCAGCGAATTTTTCCACGCTCAACCTTTCAATATCTACAGCATTCAGATATCTCTGTGTAAAGGTCTTAAATCCTTCCACATCCTTTTCATCAGCCATAATTTCACTTCCGGCGTTTTTGTCAAAAATCTTTTCAATCTCCGGCCATTCAAGTCCTTCAACATATCGCAGCGTTAAAAGTAAAGCATAACGTTGGTCATCCACACCATTGATTAATTCTAGAATTTCAGTCCTTAATTCAACCAATTTCAATGACGTGTTAATGATATCCTGCTTGTACTTGTCAGTCTTATCAATCAACGCTTCCCAGCTACTCTGGTTTCCACCTTTGACTTGTTCTTTAGCATAATCAATCGCCTTAACTCTCGTTTTTCTGTGTTCTTCAGCTTTCAAATGCCTTTCTAACGAATCTATTCTTCGTTCATAATATTTAATTCGTTCTAAATACTGTCTTTTCGCATTTCCTGCTCTATTCATTCTCTCCAACCTTTCTAAGTGCGTTGTACCAATTACTCTCCTCAATTAATGTGTAAGTGTTGCAATCTTCACATCTAACGCAATACACGTCTTTCTCTAAATGGCAATAATCTAACTCACTTCCACATTTGCAACAATAATGATTAGTGCTAGGTGATTTTCTATAACGATATATTTTTAATTTTTCATAGTTGATTAACATTGCTACACTCCTTAACTAATTAATTTAATAATTAATTTAATAACACCTTTAAAAATCATATATATCAAAATTAGCGTTAGTGTATAATCTAACAATCTAGTTAAATTCTCTCCTAATTCAATTACCATCTAACACAACACCTCTCTTATTTCTTCTCCAAACTCATCAATACAGGCTTGGGTTATTTCTCGTGTTTTGAAAGCTGGTAAGACTGAGATGTGACTAGTATTACCCCATACATCTATTTCTAATCCTTCGTCTCTACCGTCATAACAAATTATAAATTTATTTATATCCCAATCACTCCAATTCGGCTCCCAACCTTCATTGTGAATTTTCGCCCATTGTTTCAACTTGAATATTAACTTACTTTCTTTTAAATGTTGTTCAGCTTCTCCATAAGTTTCGAAATATAAACCGTGTTCAAACATATATTTATCGTAGCTATTACTATCGAAATAATATGTATCACATATTTCACCCTCGTCATCAATACAATATACAGTTTCTCCATCTTCTGGATAAGTCAACTCAAACTCTTTCTTATCATCTTTTAGTTTAGAAATAAACTCATCTCTTAATGCTTTTGCTTTTTCGTCATATTCTTTTATTAGTTTTTCTTTATTCATTATTTTTCTCCTTTATTTATTAATAATCAAACTCAAATTCATAATTAGCTGAATTACACCCATCGTCATTTATGAAATAATCAAGTGATAACTCCTTTAATTCTTCATAAGATAATTTTTCTACATCTTCTACAGGTAAATTAAATGTTGCTCTCATTTCAACAAACACATATTGTTGTTCTTCTTTATTCATTGTTATTCTCCTTTACTTCTTCAAAAAATCCAATTAAATCTTCATACTCTTTTTTAAATTTGGCTAGTTCCTGTTTTCCAAACTCACGCCACATTCTACTCGGACTATGTCCAAATAGTTTTAATATTATTAATTTAATCATGATTATTCAAACTAACGCATATATTCGCAACACTCCAAATAGCTGTGAATAGATATACATATTCCGACCTGAAATCCTCTCCAAAAATCTTCAACACCAATCCAACTAACACCATTAATATTAACCATTCTAATAAATATCCTAACATCTCTTACTTAACTCCTTATTAATCAATCTTTTTATATTTGAAATTCAATATATCAACAGCGTTTATATCTCTATCTTTTAACTCAATTATATAATTTGTATAATTCTTTTCTTTGCATAATTCAGTTACCGCTGTTAACATATTTATAAAATTTATTGTTGCTGTAGCTTCTATTATTTCTTCGTTTTTCAACTTAATAGTCACAATATAGTTATTACTCATTTTTTAACAACTCCTTATTTTCGTATATGTTGCCTATTACTTCAATTTTTCTACAATTACATTCACTAAGATATATATTACATGTTTTATTACTTATAGATAAGATTTCACAAATCTCGCTTCTTTTAATCGTGTATATATTGTCATCATCTTTCACAATATCTCCTACATAAATAGACTTCCCGTTCTTATCTTTCATTCCTGTATTTTCCATGAACTCTACTTCAAAAAAATTAAAATAACTATAAATAGACTTATCTTCGTCATATACTTCAATTTCTTCATTATCAAAATCAATTAACTTTACTTCTAATATTTTGTCTAACTTCGCAATATAAACTTTTGGTTGTTTCATTTTCTTACCTCCTACATACTAAATAAACTGTATATTTGATATGCTGTAAATATCGTTACAAATATCAATATGATCACTAATAAAATAATTAAATTTCTTTCTCCTATACGTTCTATAAAATTATCAACTTTGCAATATACTTTATTAAGTTCTTCTTTTATTACATCTCTTTCTTCAATCGTTACAGTTGATATTGAGTGATCTGTATATGGATAATCATAACAACATATTATTTCTTCTGTGTCGTCAACATGGAACGTTATATTTGAAATAGTGATTTTCAAATTTTTGTTTCTCACTATTCCGTGTTTTACTTTGTAATAAGCTTCTTCTAAAACCATAAGATCATCAATGTCAATTGAAGTTTCTAAAAATTCACCGCTTTTTAACCAAAATTTTATTCTAACTATCCTCATTTTTATAATATCTCGCTTTTTCTTTTTTATATTCAACTACGATATCGTATAACCATTCAAATCTTTCTGATAGCTCAGTAGGTATTTCATCTACTTCTTGCTTCCACAACCAATTAGAAAAGTCAATTACATTGTCAATTCTTATTTCTTTACATAAACGATATTCCCATTCATATAAATCGACAACTTTTTCTCTTTCTTTTTCATCTTGTAAAATAATATATCCTTGCTCTGCTGACCTCACATGGAAACAACAACCACAAGTGCTTTCTTTAACTTTTTCTTTCTTTGACACATAGTCTATTACTTTATATCGCATTGTTTAATTCTCCTATATGTATAATTGCTACTACAATAGTCTCAAAAGCCATTCCTCGATTTTTTCCATAAGGTTTAAGTCGGCTACCATCTTTAATATACTTGATGTTTATAACGTATTCGTTCTCTTTTAATTCATTTGAGATATAATTATTAATTACATCAACTAAAGACTCAACACCACTTTTTATTGTTACTACTCTTTTAATCATTAGTTTACTCCTCCTACTTTTTCTTCTTACTTAACGCATATATTAATTCACTCAAATCTACACACGATCTCATTAATTCTTTATCTTTTAAAACATGTCTATATCTCCTATTTAGAATTAATAATGCTCCTCTGGATATAATTTTTAAATTATCTATTTCAAAATTTCTATTATCTCCATCTAAAAATATTACTGCATATCCTTTTGGAACTTCCGTTTTATAGTGCTGTTCCCAAATATATCTGTGTTTCCCTAGCCACTTATTTCTTCCCACTTTTATTTCAATATATCCATCTTTGCTTAATCTTTCTGAATACATTTCTCTTGTATTATGTGGTAAGTAGCCTTTTTTAAAACTGGTTCTATTTGCTTCCGTAAGTCCTTTTAAACCTTTATTCCAGGGTATGTGTCCTTTTTTAAAACTACCGCTATTTCCCATTTTCAATCATCAACGGTAACGTTGTTCCTCTCCCAAACTCATCTTTATATTTTTTAGCTTCTAACGCTAGACTTGCATTGCTAATTATAGTATTTCCTATTTGAGTTATAGTTTTAGCTCTAGCCATTTCTTCCTGTAGTTTTTCTCCCTGTAACTCGTCGTCATTAATTCTCTCTAAAGCTTCAAATAAATGATTATTTAAATCCAATAGTTTGTTTTTTGTCATCTCCTACCCTCCTACTCCGTTTCTCTCAGCTGTTCTTTTTGTTTGTTCTGCTTGCTCTGTGTATAATTCCAATAGTTGATGTTCTAGTTTGTGGTTTTGTATTTTTAATTCTGAGTTTTCTTTTTCTATATCGTGAAATTTAAATAGGCAAAAAATCATTGTTAGTCCTACTCCTAATGCAAATCCCGTAATAAATATCGGAATAAATGCTAACACTTCTTCATCTTTCATTCCACATCCTCCTTGTTTTCTAATTAATTCTACACACCTAACCGACATCAATGTCGGTCTGCTTGTAAAACCTTATATATCTTCCTCAAACTGCTATATCTAGCTTTTACAACACCAGACCTAATTTCTCGTATGGTTTTTACGTGCAGTCCAGTAAGTGTTGCTAACTCTTTGTTAGTTATTCCTTTTTCTGTCATTAGCTTATCAATCATTATCCTGCTCCCACTTTTCAAGTTGTTCAACATGATTATTCATTTGTTCCACCATATAGCTTTCAAAATCAAAGCCCAGTTCTTTTTTGTAACGTTTCTAGCATCATTTCACGGTCATAATAACGGCCACTTCTCCAATCTAGTGTTACATCCAGGTATTTATCCAGGAAATCTATCAATCTTTTCTTGCCAAAATGATGATCTTGTCTTAAAGTCCATGCTATTGCCAATGCACAATCAACGAACATAACTTTCTTTTCTAAGTTCACAAAGCTGGCCAGATCCTTAGCACGTTTATTAAAGGCCATTTCTTCTTGAATACGTTCCTGGGTGCTAATTCTTTTTCTATCTTGTTTACTCTTTTTCTTCTTAATCTTCTTAACCATTGTTATCCTACCTTCTCTTACAGCTCGTAAGCTTTAACAAAAACACCACTGATTTTATCATACCTTTTTTCACTGACAATCTTGCTGACATGTGAGTCATCTTTCCAGAAGCCCATGTAAGTCATCCTATCAATAAATGTTTTAGCTAAATTGTCAGCATCTGGCTTAACAATATGATAGTCACCAGGTTGTTTATCTTTCTCCACTGGAAAACACCAATACAATTCAACACCAATAGGAGCGTTTAACATTTGATCTTTATGTTTCGGAGCGAACCCAACAAGACCATTTTCAAATATACTTTTTGCTTCTTTTAATCTTGGTGAGTCAAAAATAATTGGTTTACCATTTTTAACCGAAATAATTTTATCCTGGTGAGTTACCTTTGGAATTTTTTTCAGTGGGACAAAAAACTGAATTGACATTTTTAATTTTCACTTCCTTAACTCCATTTTATTTTTTACCATTTTTTCATTTTCCATTTTTGGACATGGGCGGGAAGTACAGGACAATGTACGTACAGACAAGGGGGAGTTTTCAACCCCCTTGTTCTGTCGGACACTTGTACTGTCGGACACTTTCCGTCACCAATACTATACTTTTTAAGTATAGGGCTGTCGCGTCGCACGTCACGACACAAATTTTTATGTCGCAAACCTGTCGGACACGACTGTTTTTTTATGTCGTGTCGTAAAAATTTAGAGTTCGTCACGACTATCTTTTGTCTGTCGTGTCGTAACTTTTTTTATAGTTTTCGAATCCTTATCATACCTAAATTTTTTACTATTTTCTAATTTTCGCTCAACTGTTCTTACGCTGACATTCATATAATCAGCGACCATTTGTTTAGTTGCTTCTTCATCTTCAAACACGCAATTTTCGACCGCCAATTCGAACGCCATCATGCTATCTTTTTGACTTTCATTTGCTTGTTTTTGGCGCCCTGTCTTATTTTTCGAGTATTTATTACCTTTGTCAGAATCGACCTCTATATCGGCCAATACGCCCACCTCATCAATAGTATGTACAGGGAAGTTAAACCACATATTAACAGGTTCAAATTTAGCAAACTCTCTAAGAGTACCTTCCACACGCCACGCTGTCTGTTGCTTAACTTTAGTTTCTAACTCTTTAGCCTGCGCCCTAACTTCTATTAAATGCCCGCTAAGGCTTTTTTCAGCGTGAAATTTCATAGCCTCATAATCATAATGGTCATCCATTCCAATTTTAGTCTTGTAATATTCATTGTTTAACGTTCTTATTCTATCTTCATAGAATTTAACTAATACGTCATTTAACTGTGTCTTTAGTAAAGTTTCTGGAATTTCCAACTCTACCAGGTCTATTAGTGCATCTGGATCCCTTGCAAACACTCCGCTACCACTGGCCCTATCCATTGACTTTTTGCTACCTTGTGAACCTTTAGAATGATGGTGACAATAAATAACTGAACAACCTAATTCAGTGGCCACCTTATCAAATTGGTTGGTAAAGTGAGCCATCTGGTCAGCGCTGTTTTCATCTCCAGTAAGTACCTTATAGATAGGGTCAATAATCACCGCTGTATAGTTCTTCTTATGAGCTCTTCTGATTAATTTAGGAGCTAACTTATCCATAGGAACAGTTTTACCTCTTAAATTCCATATATCAACGTTATTTAAGTTAGTAACAGGTATTCCTAATTTAGTGTACACATCTTTAAATCTATGTAAGCAGCTTGCTCTATCTAGCTCTAAATTCACATATAGCACCCTACCTTGTGCACACTCCCATTTTAACCACTTCTGACCCTCAGCAATTGCTATTGCCATCTCTATTAGTGCAAAACTCTTTCCTGCTTTAGAAGGTCCAGCAATAAGCATTTTATGCCCCTGTCTAAGTACTCCTTTTATTAGTTCTGGCGCTAGTTCTGGCATATCGTCCCAGAAGTCTTCTAAATTCTCTGGATCTGGTAAGTCATCGTTTAAATCTTCTATGTATTCAAACCATTCGTCCCAGCTTTGTTTACCTATGTTAGTATCTATTAAGAATTGTTTACGACCATTTCTCACAACCCCAGGCATTCTACTTAAACGCGATGGGTTTTTATTTTGAGTATCGACCGCTAAGCCGTTCTTAGCGCATACTTTATATAAGTAATCGACACGTTTTTGATATTCCTGATAATCTCTAGCTTCAATCTTAACTATTGCATGTACAGACTTACCACCACTATGTACAAGGCACGCTACTGGCAACTCTAACTCACGTATAATAGCGTTTTGTTGTGAAATACTTGTTTGGTCACTTTCCACCAGCGCGTATCTATATTCCGTTACATTGTCATTTTTAACGCCTTTTCCATCTAATGGATTAAATCTTATCCACGCTCCTGCTTCTGGATTATAATCTCCAATTACAAATCCTATATCATCTTTATATTTGTGTAACTTCTCAATTAAATGGCCCGCAGTTCTATCAAATACACCTTTTTTGGGCTTGTGTAACGTATTACCGTCTTTATCTTCTAAGGGATAAGTTTCAGTTACATATCCAACATTTTCCGTGCTTTGAAATAGCGTTTCTAAATAAGTGATTAATTCTTGACTAGGATTCCAATTAAATGGTTCTTGAATTTCCTTACCTTCAATCCAACTTTTATCAATAAATTTGTAATCATTATCAATTTTTATTTCATCATCCCACCCCAACTCGTGGGCGTTTTCTGTGTTAAAATATATAGGTTCGTATCCTCTATCAACTGCCATCTGATATACAGTTCCACCAGTTACTGGCGTTCCTGAACCATTGAAAGTACTCCATTTTCTGAGACATTCACCTTCTTTGTATCTAACATCATTCTGTGACCATAAGTCCCATTCTTCAACAGTGTGACCCTCGTATTTAAGGGCCATGCCGACATTCACCCATTCTTGATAATCAAGAGTAGCTGGGTTGATATATTCTAATAATTCTATTAAGTTTGATTTATTTTCCATTTCTTAACTCTTCCACTCCTAATTCTCTAAAATATTCTGGTTTACCTATTGACAATTCTTTTATTTTGATATATTGTGTATGTGAACAAATTTTTTTATAAACGACGTACTCACCTACAAAATTGAGTGCGTCTTTTTCTGTTTTAAACACTCCTAATTGATTATTAGGGAATCTACTTGGGTTATCATCACAAACCAAATAGATTTTCTCTCCCTTACGTAATTTTCTATCTTCCATTATTGTTTCACCTCTTAATTAATTTAAATATTCGGTCTATATTCTTTTGCAATCACACCTCTTGGAAGTCTCCAACCGTTTGCTGCAATTCTTGTTATCATTTTATTAGCTTCGTCAAAACTCCAAGACCCTACTTTTCTAAATCCACGATTTTCTAATAATCTAATCTGTTTAGGTGTAGCAAGTCCTGCGTCTCGACGTTTGATAATTCTGTCAATCAATAGTTTAGCTTTTCCAAAATTCTCAATAGTATCAGCATTAATCCCCATTTTTTCTAGTGTTTCTACTTGCTTACTAGATGGTGGGCCTTGCTCAGAAATAAAACTTGGCACATAATTAGCAAGGTCTTCATCTGCAATACTCATTTCAAATTGTAATGGATCGACTAACTTACCTTTTTTACGCCTTTGTTCAGCCAATTGTTTAGCAAGGCTTGCTTCTCTATCTTGAATTATTTCATCAGCTGCCTTAACTTCTATTTCTTCTAAGTCAACCGCGTTTCCTACTTCTTTTTCACTAAGTTCAGTAATCTTTTTAGCAATTTCTTCATTCTTGGCAATCAAGTGGCCAGGTCTGCATAATTCATGCTTTTCAACATGCCATAAAAAGTCTAATAATAACAAGTTTTCTTTTCCTGGGTGTAATCTTGTACCACGGCCAACCATTTGAGAATATAACGCCCTTACTTTAGTTGGTCTAAGGACAATTACACAATCAACGCTTGGGCAATCCCAACCTTCTGTAAGTAACATTGAATTACAAAGTACGTTGTATTTGTCTTTGTCAAAGTCTTCTAATAATTGCGCTCTATCTTTACTATCTCCGTTGACTTCAGCAGCTTTAAACCCTTTTGAGTTAAGAATATCTCTGAACTTTTGGCTTGTTGCTACTAGCGGTAGAAATACTACCGTTTTTCTATCCTTGCAATGTTTAAGCATTTCATCAGCTATTTGTTCTAAATAAGGATCAAGCGCATTACTTACATCGCTTGCTTTAAAATCTCCGTTTTGTGTTGCTACTCCACTTAAATCAAGGTTCAATGGTATGGTTAAACTTTGTATCTTACTTAAATAACCTTCTTTAATAGCGTCAACAATTTTATATTCATAAGCCAAGCTTTCAAAATACGTTCCCAGGTTCTTCATATCCCCCCTATCTGGTGTAGCAGTAACCCCCAGTACTTTTGCCTTATCAAAATGGTTAAGTACATTCTGATAGCTGTTAGAAATACAATGATGTGCTTCATCTATCACGATGGTATCAAAGTGATCTTTATCAAACTGGTTAAGTCTTTTCTCACGTTGTAACGTTTGAACACTACCAACTACCACCCTAAACCAAGTATCTTTAGAGGTGCTATCAGCTTTTTCTAATGCTGTATTAAGTCCAGTACTCTTTTTAAGCTTGTCACTTGCTTGTTCTAGCAATTCACTTCTATGTGCCAATATAAGCACTCTATCTCCTTGTTTAACTCTATCTTCTATTATTTTGGAAAATACAATTGTTTTACCACAACCCGTTGGTAGGACTAGGAGCGTTTTGTCAACGCCCCTTTCCCATTCTTCTTGAACCTTAACCCTTGCTTCTTCTTGATAAGGTCTAAGCTTCATTATTAGAACCCGCCTTGTGTATTATTTCCTTGATTATTCCAAGTTGGTTGTTGTGGTTGTTGTTGCGGTTGATTGAAATTAGGTTGTTGTTGTGCAAACGGATTTTGTACATTAAGTACTTTTGTAATATCAACATCATCTTTATAGATCATGCTTTTAACTTCATTGTATTGGTTTCCGTTATATTCTCTAATGCCTACTTTACAAACTCCAGTTGTTCCTGCTATTTGCGCCCACGCTGGCCCCATGTTAAATGGTTCACCTTTTTTCTTAAGTCCTATAGCACCGAAAAACGCTGATAATAAACCTTCAACACAGTTGTGTAAAAATAGGTTGTGTTTAAGCGTTGTTTCACCTTCATTAGTTTCAATTTTTAAAGAAACAATTGCTTTTTTACAACGGGGTAATTTAGAGTTAGGGTTTGTAGGTTCGTGTTGCGTTCTTTCATATCCTAAACAAGTAAATTGGTATAACCCTGGTTGTAATAATACGAACTCACTATCTTTTACTATCTCTGCGTCCCAGTCTAATTCTCTTTCAAAGTTGTTAAAATTTGTATTGTTATTCATCATTTTTTAAAATCTCCTTAGTTTATTTATTGTTTTAATTCTTTTAATAATTGTTTAAGTCCTTCCCATTTAGGAATGATATATCCAGTCAAATATCCTTGCTCGTTGTAAACGCTCATCGGTGTTCCTTTAGGGAAATATCCTTTGTTTTCGGTAACAAGTTTAATATCTTCTTCTGTAATTCCATCTTGCTGCATTAAGTCCCATAAAGGTTGAGGAATATAATCTGGTTTTTCTTTTACAAATGGATCAATTAGATTTTCTTCTGGTGTATTTTCTACCTCTTTGACTATATCTCCGAAATTACCCATTACTTTTTCTTCTTGAGTTTTTTCGATTTTTGGTGCTTCTAAATCACCATTATATTTAGGTTGTTCAAATTGTAATTGCTCTTTTTTCTCGTCCTTAAATTCAGTTTGAACAGTCTTTTTAACCTCTTCTTTTTCCTCGGTTTTGAAAATATGAGCAATAGAATTATAATCTAATGGAAGTTCGCTAGGTAAACCATGTCTGTTCTTAGCGTCCCACGCTGGATTATGTTCTGTATACATCACACGTTGATTTCCTTGTGCTTTCTTCTTCGTCGATTTCTCTTGTGAAATTAAGTACGTTTTGTAATTACAAAATAGTAATAAGTCCGCCCATTCTTTCACTAATGGCGCTGTTTGTGAACTCGTTTTCTTACCAAGTTTTAACTCGTATTTATCATACGAACCCATTTCATCTGGGAGTTCAAACTTTCTAATTTGTGCATGTGCTGTAAGTACAACGTTGATACCTATTTCAATTAAATCTTGTAATCTATTTAGGAAACGTCCCATTTCTTCTTTTGCATACACATAACCATTACCATAACCAAAATCTTCAATTCCTTTTTTACCATGCATAGCGCAAAGATTATCAACACAAAGCGATTCCGCCCAGTCAATAGTGTCTATTACTAATGTTTTACACACTGTAGGATTTGCCTTAATAAACGCTATTTGATTGTTTAACATAACCCAGCTTGTAGGCTTATCTAATCTAGCAACATCCATATTGTCAGTTGAGCCTTCCGTATCTATGAATAACGGTTCTGGGAATTGTGCAGCAAGTGAACTTTTTCCTATACCTTCAGTTCCATAAATTACTACTTTTTGAGCTCTTGCTCGTTTACCTTTTGTGATTTTCATTAAAAACTACCTCCTGTATTGTTCGCCCATGACGGTGTTTCTACTTTTTTATTCTTAACATATCCATCTTCTATTATGATTTGGCACTCCTCACCAGTGCTTACTCTTGTTGCTATTGCCTGTAAGTGGTTTTCTTTTAACCAGTTACCAAAATCTTGTAATGTTTCTAAGTCCATTTGTTCTAATTTGTCCATTAAAACAAACTCACATTGTGGATTAATCTTTCTAACAATAGCAGTTGCTACTATAAGTTGTTCAGAGCCACTCATATTATCCCAAGGTTGCCCTTTATAAGTAATTACACCATTATCAACGCTTAATTCTTCTAATGGTAAATTAGCACCATTTAACAACTCTATTTTTTGTTTCCTCAATTCCTCGATAGAGTTCGTTAAATCTTCATATTGATTTTTGTATTCTTCAGCATCCTTTTCAGCTTTCTCTCTATCTTGATTAGCTCGTACTTTTCTATTTATTTCTTCAATATTTTCAATGCTTCGTTCTAGTTCTTCAGTACTTTCATCAATCAAATCAACAACATCTCTATTCGCTATTTCAATGTCAGAATTTAATTGTTCTAAATTTAAACTTAATTCTTTTAACTGTGCTTCAAGTTCTGCTTTTTTATTTTCAGCAAATACTTTTCTAGCTTGTAAATTATCCAGATTATCACGTTTACGTTGATTTTCTCCGTTTTTAGCAAGAATCTCTTGTTGTTCTTTAATCAATTCAGAAGCACTTACTAATTCATTTCCTACCTCTTTAAAGAAAGGTTGTTCTTCAGCAAAATGTTTCTTCTGATCTCTAATTTGACCAACAGTACGTCGTTTGTTGTAAATTTCCAATTCTTCTTGTTCAATTTGATATAATTTTTCACCTAAACCATCAACTGTATTTAATAAGGCTTTGGTTTTGTCTTTTGAGTTCATTTCCATAAATTTTGGCAAATTAATAGCGAACTGTTCAACAAAACTATTTAATAAGTTTTGACCTGCTTTTTTACCACTAGGATCTATTACTTTTAATTTTCCATCTTCACCCTTACGTTCGACAATAAGTCCATTATCCAGTTGGATTTTTATAATTGGCGGTACAACGCTACCTTCTCTTAATGGATTAGATGGTTTATAAGAATTACCACCTAAAGCCCACGCTATTGAGTCCAAGACACTTGTTTTTCCTTGACCATTTCTGCCACCAACAACTGTTAGTCCATTAGCTGTAGGTTCTATCTGAACAGCTTTAACTCTTTTAACATTTTCTATTTCTAATTTATTAATTTTCACCATATACTAAAACTCCTAAAATATCTATTATTTCTTTAATATCATTTGTTGAAAGTTCTTGTTTTTCTATTAACTCTCTGAAATTTTCATTTTCAAGTGGATTTTTACCTATTCTAGCTAAATACGCAATAGCTTCAACTATGTTATAAATGCCATTGTTATTTATCAATTTAATATTTCTATTTCTGTTTACTAGTCGTTGTTCTTGTGAACCTAATAAACTATATATTTTTCCAATAGATGCCACTTCTTCTTTATCATTCAATAAATCATTACCATCTGCATCTAATAAATGAACCTTATATTCCTTACCTAAAATAGAACTAAGTAGAAACGTTGATTCTTGAATTATCTTCTTAATATCAGTTGTTGGTTCATCATGTTTTTTACACAGTCTAAAATACCTTTTCCCAATATTTCCATACCAAAAAGCTTGTTCATGAGTCAAATTAGTATCGTTTAGCAAATCTTTTAATATATATCTTGTTTCAAGTTGTAAATTATAGATAACGACCTCTTTTCCATCGATAATCACAGGTATATTTTTAAGTTCAATTTTGTAATGTTTTGGATTAGGTTTATTAATATCATTTTCTGTCACTTGCAATTTCTCCTTTTTTATGTTATTTTATAGTTGAAAATTTAATTAAGTAGTCGTTGTTTTAAACGGCTATTTTTTATTTAATATCCCTCTTTCTGTCTCTGGATATTTACTAAAGATTTTTTCTCATACGCTTTAAATAACTCATCAAGTGAATAACAAATCATTGCTATATCAAATATCAATTCTAATGAGTTTTCTGCACCTTGAATATATACTGTGTTACCAACTCTTTTATTGAATAAATAACCTGTCTTAATTTCATTAGTCATTCCTTTTTTATGCCCTTTATCTTTTATTCTTCTAAGAATGAAATTACATCTATCAACACTAAACGTTTTATGTTTATGATTTAATATAGATAGTGCAAATGCTAAACAGTCTGCTAACTCATCTAGTTGTTTTTCTTTTGGTGTCTTATTCTTCTTCCAATCTTTGAAGAACCCTATTGCGTTATACCACTCATGAAACTCTTCACATAATGCAGTTTCGATGTGAAGTTCATTCCATACTTCCATATGTGAATCTACTTCTTGTTGTAGTCTCTGTAGTTCGATTATTTTGTCGTGTAATTGAAATCCGTTCATTCTTTATCCTCCTTATTCAAAATATTTTTTACTAAAATCTTTATCAAACAATCCTTTTATTAACACTCCTGTACCTAACGCTAATGCTAATACTTGGTTGTAATCTACATCAGTCAGAATTAGTATGCACATGCTTACTACAGCTATAGTCCAGTATATTATGTTTAATTTATCTTTTTTAATCTTTGGTAATTTCATTTATTTAACCCCTAATTCTTCTCTAAATATTTCTACTGTCTTTCTTGAGTAAGGATCTATTCTTTTTTCTAACCTTTTATCTTGAAAGTATTCATAGTTCGTTGCAAAGTGTAGAAATGCATATATATTAAATTGCTCTTTTCCTAACTTCAAACAACTACCTCTGGGATAAAACTTTTCATCTATCTTGTTTAAGAATTGATTTTTCCATTTGGTGTAAGTCGTATCTTTAATGTTAAAACATTTTTTAATATCATCTTTAGAGATATAAGGAAATGTTAAGTCTAGTTTTTGTAACTCAACTAAATCTAATCTAACTTCTTGCATTTTAATCACCTTCTTTCAATTTGTTTAAATCTAATTTTAAATCAGTAGAAGCAAGTGCTCTATTACAAACTAAAACATCTAAGAAGAAATAACTTTTAAATTCTTAGGTATAATTATCTGAATGTAATCTAAATTTACATATTGAATAGTCGATTTATTGTTAGTTATTTTTACAAAACTACTTGATACTTCGGCTATTTCTTTTGGAATATCATTTGACAAAGTACAATCTTCAAAATAAGTATCATCTAGAAATATAATTTTCTTTATCTCCATCCTCTCTCCTCCTTTCTTTTCTCTTAGAAATTCCAGCATTGTTAAACATGTGGTATAATGTATTTGTAAAGATTATACGACCAAGGAGAATTTAATGAAAAAAAGTAAATTATCACTTATATCACTAATTTTATCGGCTTTATATGTCGCATATTTAATATATTATATTTCAAGCACAGGTAGTAAAGTTTCTACTGGTGACTCAGCAACTCAAGTAGGAACAGCAATCGGAATTGCAATAATAATGCCTCATTTAGTTTGTACAGGAATTGCACTTCTAATGAACGCATTAGGTTACTTCCTAAATAAAAGAGGTTTTATCCTTACAGCAGCGATACTGTATACAATTGCCATAGTATTTATGCCAATTTACATACCGTTCGTATTAATTCAAACTATTTTATGCTATGTAGCATTTTCTAAAATGAATCCAAATAAATTACAACAAAAATAAAATACATTAAAGTATAATCTTTACACTCCTCTCTTAGAAATAAGGGAGGTTTTAGTTTCTGGGTATTTACGGTTAAACCGTAAAACCTAACCAAAAAAATAATTACGATTTAATCGTAAATGTTGGTTAAAAAAATAATTTGATCATATTTTATATCATATACTTTTTCTATTTTTTCTATTATTGGCACATCAGGGAAACTCGTTCCACGCTCGTAATTGCTAAGGGTATCCTTACTTACTCCTATCAACTTTGCCGCTTCTAATTGAGAAATTTTTAATTTTCTTTTCCTCCACTCAGCCAAAGGTAACCTTGTTTTATCAGGTATCATTTCCTCACCTCCTGAATACATTATATTACGATTAAATCGTTATGTCAAGTATTTTTTCCGATTTTTTCGTATTTTTTTAAAAAAACATTGAATTTTTTACGATAATATCGTATAATAAAAGCATAAAAGAGGTGATAACATGAGTAATTTAGGTAACAAAAAAACAATGAGTAATAATTTAAAAAAATATTTGAAAATTAATAAAGTTTCAAGAACTCAACTATCTGAAAGTTTAGGAATAAGCTATTCAACAATTAGCGACTGGATAAATGGAAAGTCTTATCCAAGAATAGATAAAATAGAGTTAATGGCTAATTACTTTGGGATTAATAAATCAGATTTAGTAGAAGATCACTTCGAAGACATTAAACCACAAGGAATAAAAATCCCAGTGCTTGGAACAGTAGCAGCAGGAATACCTATCTCAGCTGTTGAGGATATACTGGACTATGAGGAGATACCTCAATCATGGCAGAATCAAGGTGAGTTCTTTGCCTTAAAGATTAAAGGTGATAGTATGGAGCCTCGTATGGAAAGTGGAGATGTTGTAATAGTTAAGCAACAATCAGATGCTAACAGTGGAGATACTGTTATTGTTTTAGTTAACGGAGATGATGCAACGTGCAAAAGACTTGAAAAAACAGATAACGGAATTATGTTGGTATCTACTAACCCTAAATATCCCCCTATGTTTTATTCATTAGAAGATATTCAAACTAAACCAGTTGTGATATTAGGAAAAGTAGTTGAATTACGTCAAAAATATTAAGATAGCTTTAATTAGCTATCCATTAAGGTTAAAATAGCCGCTGAAAATACAAATAAAAGGAGTTATCATAATGAAAGAAATAATTTATCTAAATACAAAATTAGTTAATTCTATGTTAGCGCAACTCAATACTGGTTTAATCACAAAGTTAATAAACGAACAAGGAATAACTGATACAAAAGGAGAATCTACTAATGAAACAGTATCTTCTGCTTTAAATTATAAAGGGAGTATAACAGTTTTTTCAGGGGGAGTTACATCTGCAGATACATTTACTGATGCAACAAACGTAGTTTTTTCTAAAAATAATAAAGATTTAATTGAAACAGCCTTGGATGACTATTCTTTAGATATACTATTAAATAATTTACAAAAAGAAAATATAATAAAAAATGAAAATTTACAAGATGGAAATTTAATATTAAGTAAAGGAAGTATTTCCTCTTATAATTTTAATCATTTACAAGATATATCAAATTTAAGTGAATTGAAAGATATTCTTCCTGATTATGAACAATTCTGTAATGTGAAACAAGCTTTAAAAAAAGCTAAATTTGGATCACCTAACTATAATAAGTTAAAAAAACAATTAACAGAAAGCACTTGGTATAATTTCAAATTATACCATGATATGTCTATGTATGCGAACAACTTACTTAAAGAAAATACACTAATAAAAATTAATGAATTTGTAAGTATTTGTGAAAATCAATATATTAGACTTAGCACACCTCAGCTTTACTTTAATAATTTTAGTGATAAAAATATTACCGTTTTAGCCGTTATAATAACTAAAATAAATGAAAAAGTCCCTAATGATTTTTCTAAATCTTTATCTGAAAACAATGATTTTTTTAAAAAGGGTCCCGCTTTAATCAGTAATATTGTCCTTGGAAGCAGCAGTATTCTTGATGAAAATGATTTTATAGTTCGCCCTATAGCAATCTATTATGATTTAAAATAATTATTATACTTTTTTTGAAAAATAGATCTTTTGATTTCTAACTCATTACTCAATTTAGTATTACTTTTTTGTATTTTTTCTAATTGGTGTTTATGATGTTTACTCATTTGTAGTTGATTATTTTTCATTTTTTGTTGACTATTTTGAATTTTTTTAAAAAAAGTAAACATAGCTACCTCTCCTTTATTCTTTTCTTTAATTTAAAAAAAAAAAAAAAAAAAAAAAAAAAAAAAAAAATATAAAAAAAAAAAAAAACCCCCACGCCCCCGCCAAGAGTTGTGAGTTTATAGAATGTGTATGATATACACAAGACTTAATACCAATAGTATATCATACACATCTACTTAAAATCAAGAAAGGATGTGTATTTCTATGTGGATAGAAACAACTAAAAACGGAAAAGTTAAATATTGTGACAGAGTAAAAGATATTTCAGGAAAACTAAGAAAAATCACTGTCACAATGGATAAGAAAAGTAAAAGAAATGAAGATATCGCAAGAGAGATATTAAGAAATAAAGCACAAGATCTAATGTATGTCGTAGATAATAATATTACTTTCTTTGAAGGATTAGATATAATAGCGGAGAAATATTTTAACAACAAAAAAGAAAACACAAAATACGGCCATAAAATCATTATTTCGCTGATTAAGACAAAAGGGTATGATATTAAACTTGATTTAATAAATTCTAGATATGTAAAAGAGATAGTGGAATTAACTACAAAAACTGATAAATATCATAATGAAATCTTAAAAAAAATGAAAAGTTATATAAAAATACTATATAAATTAGACTACATTAAAGATATTTCTTTTCTCGATAAACTTGAATTAAAAAAAATAGTATATGAAGAAAAGAAAAAATATTTAGAACAAGAGGAAGTCGATAAACTATTAGAAGAACTTGAGCTATATCCTAGATATAGGAATTTAATAGAATTCCTTGTTAATACAGGATTAAGGATAGGTGAATGTTTAGCTCTTACATTCGACGATTTAGAGGGGGATATATTAGATATTAATAAATCTTTAGATAGATTTAACAATTTGAATACTGTAAAAACACCTTCTTCACGCAGGAAAATTTCACTCAATAAGCGTTGTTTAGAAATAATAAAATCGCAAAGGACAATAAACAATAATTTAACATTAACATCACCAACTTTTGCTAATAAAGATAATGTAATATTCTTTAGTGATAAAGGAACGCATCAATGGAAAGAAAATGTTAGAAGATTTTTAATTAAAAATACAACAGTAAATTTTAATTTACATATGCTTAGACACACTCACGCTAGTTTGTGTATCGATAAAGGTGTAGATGTTGAATTAATTTCAAAACGCTTAGGACACGTAAATTCTAATGTAACAAGAGAAATTTATATTCATAAAACTAAAAAACAACAAGAAATTGAATTTGATACATTTAAGAAAATTGAATTCTAACTGCCCCTAAACTGCCCCTAAATAAAAAACGCCATTGTTAAATGCTTAATTTAGCAATGGTTTTCCTATGTTGACTTTAACTTGAGGATAAATACGTTCTTATATCTTATTCCCCCACAAAAGTAGTTAAAATTCAACGTTTTAAAGGTTTTTTATTTTCATTTTTCTTCAAAAAAACACGCGTTTTTGAGGAGTTTTGCCCCTTATTTGCCCCTTAAAAAGTCCCTCAATAAAAAAAGAGATAGATTAATTTCTATCTCTTATGTAAATTTTGAATCCTACAAACTTATATTAATTATAACATTAATGACTAATCTTTTCTAGCTTTACGCTCTTCTAATAAAGTTTCAAATTCTGGAATATCTTCACGTTCCATTGTTTTAATAAAGTTTCTTGCTGTGGATCTCTTATTAATATATCTCTTTCTTTCTCTGTTATTGTCGTCCCACTTTTTATTTCCTCTTAATTTTGCTTCTGATAATTTACCCATGTTATCGCTCCTAAATATTTTTTATTATTATATCAGAATTAATCAGAATCAACAACCCATGATTTTGAAAAAGATTTATCTTTAAATAATGAAGCTAACCCGCTTAATTGTTTTAACCTTAACAGTTCATCTGCATCCATTCCGATATGTCGCATTATCCACGTATCAGAGCAACCACTCTCTACTAATTCGGAAACGATATTTGTCATAAGTTCTACATCATGACTACCTCTCGCTCTATTGTGCCTGATTGTTGATGCCATTCTATCACTAATAGGCTTATCAATAACTGATATAGGTAAGCAGCCATTTTCTCTTTCAAAAATATCTTTATGTTTTTTCATAACAGTATATCTATGGAATCCGTCTACTATCTCGTATCTATCTTCATCTTCTAAATAGTAACAAACTATAGGCATTGTATAACCATCTTCCAATATAGACTTATATAATAGCTTCATTTCTGGTGGTGCTACATGGTTTGGATTATAACTGTTAGCTTGTATCTTTTCAATAGGTATTGCCTTAATATTATATACTGGACTACAAAATTGTTTCATATTTCTTCATTGTCTCCTTTCTTCTTTTAAGCTGCTCTTTACTTATTCCAAAAGATAAACTTTTACAGAAGTAATCATTTTTAATAATACACATTGCCATTCTTTTCCATGTTAGAACATCTTGCTTGCTGTCTAACTCTGGAATAGTATCAACCACATGTTTGAATCTAATTATTTCTTTATCTTTATTTCCTCTATTGCTTATTTCTCCTGTTTGAAATACCGCGTCTTTATAATTTATATTTAATATATCTATATCTTCTTTTCTCATTCCTGAACCTTTTTCAGTCCACCATTTTATAAACTTATCAAACTTTTCTCTATAGTGATTGCTTGCTGTTTCTGGTAAAGTATCTAATAGAAAGTATGTGAAACTTTCCCATGTATGACCTTTTGGCAATTTATAATTTGCTGTATTGATTGATGAATGAGCATATATATTACCAAAATTTGCACCAGCTACCCTCCCTACAATTTTAACCCATGTTTTAGGTTCTATGATTTTAAACATATTTAATCCTGCTTTTGCTGTATCTCCAAAAGGTTCATCAATTCTCATACTATGAATTGATACACCCGCTTTATACATTAAGTCATAGAATTTATTATACTCACTACCAGTTTTGCCATAATAAACCCATATATCCTCTGTTGTCCAATCATACACGGGATAGAAATTAAATACATTCTTATCTACTTTTGTAGAGTACATTGTGTCTTTATACCTAGTTTTATTTTGATTAGTTAAAGCACGCCATCTATTTAAACTCTCTTGTGTTCTGATACCAATTATACAAGCTGTTTTTTCTCCCTTTCCATACCAATTTCCAAACTTTGCTACAAAATCTTCAAATGTCATTTTATACTTGTAATAATCAATAGTATTATTGTCTACATTTATTACATAATCCATTGTTGGCATTGCTCTTACCCATATATCTTTCTTTTCAGTTTCCCACCAACTCCACGTCATCTCATCATAAGATAAGCTGTTGTCAGTTTCCATAGGTAAACATACCCAGTAAGGTATAATTACATCTTTATATTTATCTATCATACTTTTTGCATAATCAATAGTCATTTGATAATGTGCTTCTATATCGATAAATAACACACCTATTTTTCTATTTCTTCGTTGTGCTTCTTCGCACATTAAATGCATACAAACCCCACTATCTTTCCCACCAGAGAAAGAAACATATATATTTTCAAACTCATCAAATATATATTTAACTCTTTCTTGTGCTGCTTCATATACATTTAAATTACAATACTTCTTCAAAATAGCTCCCTCCTTGTTCTATCTTATCTATCAACAATTCTTTAAGATCTCTTTTCTTTTCATTGTTTTCTAAGATCATATTAAATATACCTAAATCTGATGTGAAATATATATATTCAATATCATTCTCTTGACCTATTCTTTTTATCCTACTAATTGCTTGGTCAGACTTTGCATAATCAAATGTAATGCTGCTGAATGCTACTTTATTGCAAAATTGTAGATTAAGTCCATAAGCTCCTGTACCCAGTGTCATTACTAATGCTTTATTATCATTTTTAAACTTATCAAGAATAGCAATACGCTCTTTTAATGGTGTAGCTCCTGTAATTAAATAACAGTTCAATTCATTAGCTATATTTTCTGCTTCTTCTACGAATGTACAAAAGACTATTATTTGACCATGATTTTTAATATAATTTGCTATCTCTTTATGTCGCTTTTCATCATTAAAACAAGACAACGCTAGATTTTGAAATTGTTGAATTATATTCTCTCCTTTTCCTAGAGAGTTAAGTAATGCTTGCTTTCTATCGTTATAAACTTCTCTATTATCGTTACTAGCAATTATCCTAATATATTGTGTAGTTTCATCCTTATCAAAGTTAAAATCACATTCATATATATAAGGTGCTATTAAATGATGTAGAAAGTCTATGTTGACATCCGACAACTTATAAAACTCTCTAGGACGTTGGCCAGCTTTTTTATAAGATATCTTTTTAAAGAATACATTTAGAAATTCTTGTTTACTCATTCCAATGATTTTATCACTTAGAAAATTCATCTGATTGTAAATATCCCATTCGTTTTTTGTTAACGGTGTACCATTTAATATTAATCTATACTCGCTTTCTTTTGCGATACTCATTAATCTTTTATAGCGTTTTGTATCATCATTTTTGATAAATATACTTTCATCTGCTACAATAAATACTTTCTTACCTTCAATAGCATTTAAAAGCTCTATATACGTTTTATCACTGTTTGATAAGGTTTTATATCCAGTTATGATATATTGCCTGTTAAACTGCCATTTAATAAGCTCTTGTTGTAAATTATCTTTAGTTGAGCAGGGCGTAAAGAATAATACTAAGTCGCTATCAGTAGTTTTTATTAATTCTATTGCTACTCTTGTTTTCCCAGTGCCTTGTTTCATAAATAAAGCACCAACTTTTAATCTTTTGAATTTATCAAACGCCCATTGTTGAGTTTCGGTTAACATCATCTTTCTAGCTCCTTAATTATTTCTACTTTTCTGTCAACCTTAACAGGTTCTGTTATCTCTAAAAAGCTAGTGTCATCGTATTCAGTAAGTTGTCTAAACTCTCCAGCTAAACCATCTCCAGTAAACTCGACACTATCTAACTTTCTACCTCTCTTATCAGTTTTAAAAACTTTAAACACAAAGTCATCTGTGTAGCTTAATGTTAGAAAATATCCGTTGCCTTTTCGCATTTCTCTCACTAATTTGGCTGGATGCCAAAACTTATAACCTTTGTAATTAGAACGGTTTGGCAGTTTGATTTAAACTGCCGCCCCTGTATCGTATTCTATGTTTTGCTTGTTAAATTGAATTGTTTTCCACATTTAAATTACATCCTTTTTAGTTTTATACCCTTTGTAGTAACAGTTGATATTACTTTTAGTTACGTTGATAAATCTGTATTTTTCTAAGTCTAGTGTGTTTATTTTTTCTAGGATCTCATCTAGTTTGTTGTTGATTATATCTACGAAATCTAATTTACTAGCTTTAATATTTATTAGTAAATATCCTCCGTCTAAGTTGTGGTAATTATTGTCTGCAGAGTGATTAGATAATCTAACTGAGTAATTCCCAAAATCTTTATAAGCACTATCTTTCATGCTTGATAAATTCCATCCTTCTAGTTTTGAGAACTCTTCTGAAAGTTCATCCATTTTTTTAGCGTATTCTCTACGTTGGTTATCTGTAGCTGTAAAACTACGTTTTCTATAAGCGTTGTATTTTCTGCTTCCAAATCTCATTTTTATTTACCTCTCTTCTTATCTTTTACAATTATATTATATCACGCTCGAGCGTGAATGTCAATAGATAAATTTAAAATTATTAACGGAAATTTTAAAAAATTTCTATAGAAAAGGAAATAAAAAAAGACCTACCAATTAAGGTAGGTCAAAGGGAGTCGCTATGCATAGCACTTTTATTATACTACTAATTGAGTTTAATTACAAATTAAAGTTCTACAGCTTCAATCAAATATTTGTCCTCTATCCATTGGTCTGAATCTTTGTAGTTAACACGGCTCCATCCGTCTTTTTTTTCATAGACTCTTACTCGAGTTCCAGCTGCAACAAACTCTTTGTCTTCGCTAGCTTCTGTAGGTTGGCTTTCAAGATAATAATCTACTGATACTTCCGCCTCGTAATAAGGTTCATCACGTTTTGGAAGCTCCACATCTTCATCTAGAATAGATTTTTCAACTACTGCTGGAGTTTCAGCTTCTCCATTCAGCAATTGTTTCATTCTATTAATGAAGTAATTTCTACAGTTTTCAGTACCTACTCCGTTGTAAGCTCCGCCGTTTGCGTGTAATTCCATTGAACGATGTGGACAAGCTGTAGCACTAAACTCATGATGTAATTTAACAGTGTCTGAATTAATTGGTAGTCCATATGATTGTAGCACTTGTGCTGCTAACAATAGCGTTGCATCTTCATTTGCTAAGAAGTCTTCATCAGAAGCGGTCATAGATTGACAAGCTTCAAAACCTATGAAATTTGCGTTACCATAGGCATTCGCTGTGTGCCATTCTTGGCGGTTAGATGGTTGGAATACGAATATGTCATTTCTATCTACATAGTATGCTGCGAATCCTGTGTCTAGTGTTCCATTGTTAACTTTTGCTACTAATTGTGAATCCCACGCTCTAGCCCCCATACTTGATGCATCATTGTGAATTACAACACCTAGAACTGCGTTTTTTGGTGGTGTGAAAAATACCCCTTGTTGAAAATATGAGCTGTAAATTTCTGCCATTTTAAAATCCTCCTAAAATTGAATAAAATAAAAAGACTATTCCTAGTCTTGTTTTGGTTTGCTGTAACCTAAAGCTTGTTCACTGTCAGAAAGTCCATGTGTGGTAGGGTCATTGACTACTCCTAACAACGTCATTATCGAAAATACTAACGTGATTATATTTACTATCTTTTCAGTTAAATCACTTAAATTTAAATGTAATCCAAACAACTCTCCTACTTGTTGAACTAATAAAATGATTGCTCCAACAAGTGCTATTACAAAATTTCTATTTCTAAGTCTTACGTTCCAGTTTATCATGTGTTACACCTCCTTTCTAATTATTCTCAGAGATTATCTCTTTGACTATCTCCCTCAAACTCTCCTTAACAACAGCCTTGAACTCTGGTGTAGCTACCATTTCTTTGAAGTTTCGGTCGGTTAAAAGCGTTACACGTTTTTCAGGGTTGTTGAACGTGTAATTGTCGTAGTCTTTTGGCAGGACGTTAGCCAATGTTATCATTGCGCCTTGAAAACCTACAAATTCTAAGTCATCTCCATTTTTGTGTTTAAAAATTTTAGTTTCACCCGCAAAACTATAAACATACCCTCGAACTTGGATTTTATCTACATCTTTACGATCTGTGTTCTCTAAGAAAAAAGTTTCAATATCTTTGTCAGCTTGAATTATTGCGGCAGAAGTGTTGCGATTAATAAATTGATAATCTAGTTCTTCTGCAGTGACAAGGTTTTTTAAATCAATATTCTCTCCATTAACTCCGACAAATTTACTCTCCAACTCTGTCACTCTGTTTTTAATATCTTCATCAACATTCCCACTTCCTGCAGGTCTATCTTCAAGCTCTTTGATTTTCTTTTTAATTTCAGAATCATCATAGCTTGATGTCACTGGTCTAGCCTCTAACTCTGTAACCTTAGCAGCAACATCATCAACAGCTTCTTTAGTAGCAAATTTGCTAATATCAACCTCTGGCTTGTCTTCTAACGATTTAACACGATTTTGTAAGTCAGTATCATCGTAAACTGTGTCCTTGTCGGCTTTGGATTCTAGTGCGTCAATGCGTTTATCTTGTTTTTTTAAATCTTCTGTGTTAACCACATCAACAGGGATAAGGCTTTTAACTTTCTCTAAATCTTCATGAGTGACAACGTTCAATCTGTCAATTACAACGTTATTGTTGATGTATCGTTCCTTGTGAACTAGTTGGGTAGATTTATCCAATTCAGATAGTTTAACTCTAAATTTAAATGAAAATATATCACTATCTCTTTCAGTGCCATCTAAATATAAGTAACAAACTACATCTTCATTCTGCGTGATTAAACTAGTGTCGAATTTAACTTTAATCTTATTATCTTCAATTGTTCCTATAGTCTTCCAATATCCACCAGTTCGTAAGAATTTAAATAACGCTGTTACTGTTTCGTTAGCTAGCGTATCGTTAGTTATTTCAAATTCAAAAGATCCGTTATTTCTATCGTGCGAATAGACCTCACAGAAGCTATCTTCAATCTCTCTTAAATTTGTTGTATTCTCAATATTTAATTTAATTAATTTTTTCATTGAATTTTATTCCTTTCTAATAGGTAACTTTCTATATCTGTTGTACAAGGCTTCTATTTTCCCATTTCCACCTATTTCTTTATAATTTGCATAAAGTCCAGATAGTTCTTCAAAATCATCAGCAGTAGTGTAACCTTTAATTAAAGCTTCTCCAAACTCCTTATGAAGTCGATAAGACATTATGCTTTTATTTGAACTCCTATTTTGTAACCCTATTTGAGTTACTTCTTCAACTTGACTTTGTGTTTTCTTTACTTCCTTATTTAAACTTTCAATTTGTCCTACAAGTTGTTTGTTACCTTTATCTAACCACCATTTTACAGCAGGTAAAATCACAACTGTTAAAATTTGTGATACGATAAATAAAACATTCTCCAGCATTATGTCTCCTTTCTATAAGAATAGAAGCGGTCATTTGACCGCCTCTTTGTTATTGTTCAGTCGCTAAATGTTCTAAGTCCATATCGATTAAGCACTCTCTAACTTTTTCTTTTAGAAATTTAGGAACTTGTGCGAATGTTCTTTTCCCTTTAGCAATATTAATCGCGAATAGCATTGCCATCATTACTGTCACCTCCTTCACTTGAATTTTTAGGTTGTGAATTATCTTCATGCTTATCAGCCTCCAAACTTCCACCTATTTGAGTTATTAAATCCATAAGTGAGCCTTGAGTGATATCAAGTTCTTTCTTAACTTTATCAAGTTCAACCAATTTTTCATCAACCAACGCCAACTTGCTGTCGACTAGTGAAAACTTCTCATTTTCTGCACGATTAGGGAATGTATCCTGATAGAATTGTTCTAACACGTTCTTAATAAGCGTTTCATCATCAAAGGCATACACATCACCTTTTAAAATTCTAGTAATTACCGTCATATCTTCTTGAATTTGAACTCGTGTAGTTTTGATAGAGCCATCTTGTTCAAATATCCTGTCTTTAAAGTTAATCTTGTACATCTTTTTCACCTTCTTCATTCAACTCTTTTATTCGACGAGCATATGCGTCGTTGACCTGCACTAACTCCTTGCTCTTCCAATCGCTAAGAATATCCGCAAGGACACCAACCACAATGAATGGTGGCAACTCATTCTCCCTTGCCATTATTTCTGTGAATTTAATTAAGTCGCTTTTAACTGTTGCTATTTTTGTTGCTATCATTTAATTTCTCCTATCTCACCAATAATCCATTTCTAATTTTTAAAGTGTAGATACTGTCATCTGCACCCTTAACCCTTATTGTGTCTGAAATACCATCTTTTACCCTCAACCAATCTGAACGCGTTTCAAAATAATAAAGTTGATTCCATTGACAATTTATGTCACAACCAGCATTTAATGTGTCGGTTCTATAAGGTCCAAAATTTCCCGATGTGTAAACCCATTTCCACGTGTAAAAATCATCAGTACGTTTGTTCTTATATGACCAACCCATGAACCAGCCGTCGTATTCTAAATGGAATTGAATTCCCTTTTTGTTGCGGTCTCCTTCGAACACACCTGTTCCCATGTCCCCTAGAGTATATCCATCACGCCAAAATTGATAGTTACCACCATCTATTCTTGCACGTAATTTACTCTTTGCGATACTCTCATCATAGAACGACATTCCACCGTTCTCAAACTGGACATAATCAGAAATCTCATTCCAAGCTATTCTCAACGCTCTAGCATTTTGGGTTAAAGTAGTGCTGAAATTGTCGGTTGTTACAACATTTTCAATTTTATCTTTCATTACTTTGATAGTTGCTTCAGTTTGAGCTTTGGACATATAAGTTTCTTTAACGCTAAGAGCTATTTCATCTTTAGCTTGGTCGATTAATGAAGAAATGTTAACGATCTCGTTTTTATCGGCATATCGAACACCTAGTTGAATTTCATATACTCTAACATTTGTAATTGCTGATGGTGAAACGTTTTGAGTAAATTCCAACCGTATTATATCTTTGTTAGTATTGCTTTTCGAATCAACTTTTGCATATTGAACGTTATCTTTTGTGGATAGTGGATAATATGCGTTTCTAGGAACGTTTCCGCCGACATAATCTATAGCATTGATTGACATCGCACCTTGAATTGGCGTTGCTAAATCAAATATAACCTTGTAGAATCTTCCTTCACTGTAAGTATTCTTTGTTTGAATGCTCAACATACTGCTAAGCGAACCTACGATACCGTCAAAGACATCTTCACCTAACATATGGTTGAAGCTGCCTTCCCACACTTCAACGTCCTTCACTTCTGTTCCTTCTCCTAGTGGATCTAGATTAATCGCTTTGCTATTTTCTCTTGCTTGAAATACAAAGAAGTTCCAGCCGTATCTCAATTTCTGGTTGGACGTGTTAATGTCAGAAGTAATTCTAGCACTTTGATTTTCTGGAAACTTTCTTATGTCAGCTATAAACGTATAAACTTTCCCTTTTTCCATGTTTTCGCTTGTGTAAAAATATAAGTCGTTCCCAGTCCTCAATGATGGCAAATTAGCAAGTTGCTTATTTCTTACAGCAACCTTAAATTGCTTATTTGTTATTTCTCCAATTTCAGATTTAAACTGCTCTAACGTGCTGTCAAACGTTTTATATTTGCTAATCACTTCTTTAACTAATTCAGGACTTGGTAGATTATCTAATTTTGAAAAGCAAGTAGTTCTAATGTGTTTATACTCAACATCAAGTTGAATTGTGATAGGTGTTCCGTCTTTTTCGCCATCTAAGTAATAAACATTTGTTAGTTCGCCTGTGTTATTGTAAGTTGCATTTTCTTGAGTTTTATTCAGTCCTGCACCATGTACTTTAGCGGTCAATTTAAAGCCGTCTGTGACTTTTTTCCCGTCATAAAATACATCTACAAAGAATTTCACGCCACTAGTCTTTGCACCTTCATATGAGCCGTTAATCCTTACATTAGCTGTTAGTGAGTGAGCCTTTAAATCCTCAAGGCTCGGTAACCACTCTTTCGGCACTTCTTCTCCTAGTGCGAAATAAGGTTCAGCGATTTTGAAATGTCCGTTATTATTAGTGTAAACTTTGAAGATGTAATCGTCTGTAGAAGTAAAATCTTTAAGAGCTTCAAGTTTTTCTTCAATCACGAACCACTTGTCCCGTGGATCTCTGTTGGTAATTGAACGAACATAAGGCACGGTTCCAGTTATTTCATCTTTAACGATTATAAACATTCCGTTGTCAACCGGAATATCGCTGTAGATGTACATCGGCAACCTTAACACTGCCTTATCACCTTTTTTAAATGACGTTTTTGAACTTCTAAAATACACTCCTTGAAAAGCCGGGCTCGTGAAATTGTTGTTGATTATTTCGATTGAATTTTTACCGTTGTAATCACCTTTATTTAATTTAAAATTTCCACCATTCGTTTTGAATGAGTTCTCGTCGTTAATCTCAGAATTAATCAATAAGTTGAAGTTAGGAATCTTCCCATCTTCTCCTTTTCTACCATCTTCGCCTTTTATTTTCGTCCAACTATATTGAGTGTAGTCAGTAGGAGCAGTTTTGCTTGTCCCAGTGTATATCCCAATATAACTCGAATTGGAATTATCGTTCATTCCTCGCCCATCTGAATTATTAGAATATTTCTTGTGAATGTAACTGCTAACACCATCTTTTACTTTTATATCTTTTTTTATTTCTTCAACTATTTCATCTTTTTTAGCGTTAACTGTCGCTACTATAGATTCTTCAATTGATTTTTGCGTTAAATGAAATTCTCCGGTATCTAAATCCCAGTATGACGTGCCGTCAGCTGATTGAATTCTACCAGCTTTTAAAATCCCGGTATTGATTAAATCAAGAGTTGCTCCTTCACCATCTAGGAATGTTTTCCAGTTCCATTCTCCGTTAGGTTTCTTACTATTAGCTATAGCAATCTTACCAGCTCCCATATACACAACCTTGGTTGGGTTTTGATCTATTGGCTTATCAAATGAATAATATCCAGCTGGCAATTTATATTCATTGTTTGCTTTTAAATCGTAATTATAGCCATCTTCATTTATGAATTTATCTGATAACCTTTCTCTAATTTTATCTAACCAATATATTGTGTCATCTTGAAAATTTTTAACATCTTTAGCAAGTTCAATAGTTCTGCTGAACGGTGATGTTGTGACTTTATCTCCGATTCCAAATTTTGTTAATTTGTTATCAATTAAATTACGTTCAACTTTAAATACTCTCGTTTTATATTTAATACCTAGTTTAGTATTGCTAATTCCTACAGTATCACCTAAATCTAAATTACCAACATTCAACACTGTTGCGCTGTATTCAACTTGGACTCTACTGTTTTTTTCTAACCATTGATAAGAAAGTAATAGTAATTTTTCCGGATCTTCTTCATCTTGAAATTCAACAATTTTAAATCTAGGTTTAGTTCCGTTACTAAAACCATATAATTGAGTCATTGCTGGTATTTCTACATACTCTTGTCCTGCAGGCTTGTCAACAGGTTTTCCAGCTCTTTTAGTCCATACAACATCTTTGAAAGTTATTCGTCTTCCGTAACCCCCAGTTGCTTGACCTTCATCATCTCTTATTTCTTCACCTTTACCACGTCCTACTACAGCTGTGTAAATAGCCCCTTTAGACTGTTTTTCACTGACAGTAAGCAAATCTCTACCGTGAACAAATACTTTCCCATTATCACGCCCTAATCTGCTAAATATATCTAAATATCTGCCTACTATTCTCCCACGACTGAACACAAATCTTGGTTTTACCTCAATTTGTGTTATTTCTATCAATTTACTTATTGCAGCTTTTCTAGTTGTATAATAAAAATTATTTCTTATTATTCTTTGAACATTACAAGTCCCTACTTGCCATCTAGAACCATCTAATATTGTTGATATAACACCTAATAATCCCTTGTTGACAGGTCTATAATCTTTGATATAACCGTCACTTTCCATATCATCGAAAAATGAATTGACAGATGTAATTTTAACGTTATTTATTTCATGCTTAGTTACTGTATCAATTTTATATAAATGAAATACATCTGCTTTATCATAATCTTTGTGACCTATATAAACTGCATTTTCTATAATCTCTGAATATTTAACAATTGCCTCTAGAGTTTGAATGCTATTAAGTTCCTCTTTTTGGTATGCTTCTAACGGAGAAGTTGTACCTATTAACTTTTCATCATTATTAAACAAGAATAATTTCATTAGTATAACCTCTCTTTCGTATGAACTTCTAACCTTTTGCAATTATTAATTGTTATTATATCGTTTTGTTTAACAGTAAAATCAAAATCACTTTCTACAAAGTCAATTAGTTCACTTTTATTATTTCCATTTAATTTTAGAGGATAATTAGCGTTTAAATCTATTTCTAAAATATCCCCCATCACAAATGTATGATTGATAACTATTTTTTGCGTAGTAGTCTGGTTTTTTATGATAACTTTATCCCCACTACTCGCTGTAATTATTTTAATTAATTCAGGCGTAACTTCATTAGGATTATTAAGTAATTTAGATATCGTAACTTGATTAACTCCTATATCTACTCTAGGAGCCTTATATTTGTAGGGATCTAAACATAAAAAACTATAGGTAGAAACAACTGTATTACCTGTTTCTTCAATACTTCCAACTTTTTGTAATATCCCCGTATAAGCGTATTCTTCTTCATCGGTAAATTTCAGTTCTTTTGGTTCTGAGCTATGTAACAACATATTTAAATAATTAAACTGGTTTCTATAATCTTCATTGTTTGTAGCTTTTAATTGAAATTTAACTGTAATTTCTCTTGGCTCTAATTGACTAGATATAAAATATTTACCATCAGTTGCAGGTATATCTGTACTATCTATCTTTTTCCCGATAAGTGCTCTACCTGTTACTGTTAGTGTTCTAAAACCTTGTAAATCGATATTCTTACCGTTAAATATGGTTTGAATAGAGGAATGTTGTACTTCCCCTATTTCATTAGTGTTAGTAAAATTGTACATTTACATTCCTCCAATTTACAGTGCATAAACTTCTTCTAGTTGCACCATCTCTCCATTTAATCCATTTATATCTTCTACGAAACCTTTAAAGGCTCTATTACCTAATTTAAAATTAATATTAATAGAATGACCTTGGTATGAACTTTCTACATTCAATGCTTTACTTTGATTAATATTAAATCTTGATTGAATGTTCCCAGTAATACCTTGTATTTTATCCATAGTCTTTGTAAATCCATTATCTAAACCTTTATTGAAACCTCCCATTATTTCGTTACCAGCTGGGACAAGGAGTCTTCTATCGTAAGAGATAGGCCCTTTGTTATCTCTAATCCAGTCCGCTATCCCCCCAACAAAATTCTGTACACTTCCCCAAGCTGATTTTAGTCCATTTAGGAAACCATCTATTATAGCTTTACCAGCGCCCCACAGGTCTATATCACCTAATGAATTAAAAAGATTTGTAGCTTTATCAACTAACTCTTGAACACCTTGTTTAAACTCATTCCATTTTTGTTGCGCGGTATCCACTAAGCCGCTAATAATGTTGCTGACAGTTGATTTGATAGTATTCCAAGTATTTACAGCTATATTCTGAACAGTGTTTAATAGCGTATTAAAGAATGTTTTGAAATTTTCCCAGTTAGTTCTGATTGAGTTAATTAAATTAGTAACAATAGTTACCACAGCTGTTTTAAGTGCGTTCCATACGGTAGAAGCTGTAGTTTTTAAAAAGTTCCATAATGTAGTTAAGGTTGTTTTTAGACCTTCCCAAGAATTTTTCACTAAATTTACTAAAGTAGTAACAACAGTAACCGCTATAGTCTTAATCGCTTCCCAAACAATAGAAAATGCATTTTTAATTCCATCCCAAATCATTTGTAAATCTTCTTTTAACTTAGTAAAATTACCTGTTAATAAATCAATGACAATCAACACCGCACCTAACACGATAGTTTTTATAAATTCCCACGCAGCTTGGAAAATCATTTTGATACCTTCCCAAACTCCATTTAAACCTTCTTTTAAAATGTTCCACGCATTTACAAAAGTATCAATAAACGGTTGTACAACCGTCATTATATTTTGAGTAATAAAAGTCCACGCAGAGCTTGCTACACTTGATATAGTATTCCACACTGTCTGTAATAGGGATACTGCACTATTCCAAGTTTGTACTATCCATTCAACAATACCTTGTACTCCAGCTTTTATCCCTTCCCAAATACCGTTGAAAAATTCTTTACAACCACTCCATACAGCTTTTATAGCATTCCATGCTCCTACAAATGCACTCTTTATTCCTTCCCAAATTCCTTTTACTGCATTTCTAAAACCTTCGTTTGTATTCCATAAGTATATTAGTAATGCAACTAAGGCTGTTATTGCTGCTACAATTACCGCAAAAGGATTTAAAGACATTACAGCATTTAACGCCGCTTGTCCTATTGTTGCCGCTTGTTGTGCTGCTTTGAAGGCAGTTAAAGCACTCTTCGCAGACTGAATAGCGCTAGTAATTGCTAATGCCGTTTTAAATCCTGCAAAAGCTCCGGTTAACGCTACGACTACAGCTTTATTTTGATTAAGAATGTTAAATAATCCCCCTATAGCACTGATAATAGGTGGTATTACTGTTTTAAGCGTTCCTAAACCTCCAGTTATAAAGTTACCTAACGCTGTAATTGCTCCTGTTATTTTATCTTTACCAATAGCATCGATTATCTCCATAATACTAGTTACAATTCCAGCTTTCATATTACCTACAGCCCCTTCAATGGTTTTAGTTGAGGTTGCCGCTTCTCTTGCTACGTCTGTCATACCTAAATCCATGATGGCCTGGTTAAATTCATCAGCGCTAATCTTACCTTGTTCTAATGCTTTCCTAAAGTCTCCAGTGTAGGCTCCGTTTTTCTTAAGTGCTTCTTGAATCTTACCACTAGCTCCTGGAATTGCATCGGATAACTGCCTCCAGTTTTCACTAGTAAGCTTACCTGCTGAAGCTGTTTGCGTCATAACCATGGCGACAGATTTGAACGTATCAGCATTACCACCAGCTACTGCATTTAAGTTACCCGCTGCTTGAGTTAATCCGTTATAATCTTTAATACCGTTTGCAGCTAATTGTGCAGTTGTATTTGCTATTGTATCTAAATCATATACTGTATCGTCAGCGTATTTCTTAACCGCAGCAGCACTTTTCTCTATGGCGCTATTATCTAATCCTGCGAATTTCATCGTATTTCGGAATTTATCCATTGCATCAGATGCTTTAACAGATTCACTAACCAAACTATTTAAATCACCAGTTACCTTAGTAATTGCACTTGCCGCTAAATTAGCTAATGCCATTGCTTTAAAAGTACTACCTAATCTCTGTCCGCTATTTTCAGTTTTGCCAACTTTATTATCAAACTTATCAAGCTTATCATTGATCATGTCTAATGCATTCCCAAAACCTTTATCTACCGCTGATAAGACAGCTTCAACTGAATATTGTTCTGCCATAAACTCCCTCCTTTCCTACGTATTTGCTTTTAGTAATAAATTACCAAGTTCTTTATCTTGAATTTTAGTTACTTCTTCTCCGTTGAGTAGTTTTAATTCTTTCTCATAGTCGAAAAAGTCTTTAAATGAACTGTAAACGTAATATTGCTTTTTACCTCGCTCTTCCGTTCTCTCTACTTCCCTGTTTAACCATGCTCTTTGATGGTGCGCTAATTCTTGGTCAATTTGCCTTAATTTAGCGCCAAACATAAGCAAGTCATATTCGTAAAGAGTTAGGTAGTCAATATCTCTTACATTTGTTATATTAAGAAACCTTACACAATTTATTACTATTTCTTCGTAAGCTTCTTTAGAGTTTAGTTCTCTTCGTTCTCCTTGTTCTCTTGGTTCAGAGTCGCTTTGTTTTGTTTTAGAATTCTCTTTCCCGCATTACTTTCTTCAAGTTCTTTTAATACTTCATCGAATAATGTTTCGATATTAGAATGGTTATCGATAAATTCATCAATTTCTTGTTGCGACGGTCTTTCTTTTTCAAGAATAGTACCCGCATATATCACATCAGATAAACTCGCTACATCTCCACCTAAAATTTCTGGAATTTTCATACTTAAAGACATTCCTAATTTAACGCCTTTAGCTTCTAACGGAAACTTTTTGTCAAGCTCTCGTACAAATCCCACTCCAAATCTTACATTTACTGTTTTTTCATTAATAGTTAATTGCATATTCTGTAATCCTCCGAAAAAAATAAGCTAACCAGTTTTACCAGTTAGCTTTTATTAAATTATTATCCCGCTTCTATTGTGGTATCTTTAAATACGTATTGAACAACTTCGGCTTGGTCAGCTGTTAGAGTTGCAAAACCGTCTTTCCCTTCACCATTAATAGAGAATTCAAGTTCTAACTCAACGCTATCTTCTGAATTAGCTGTCATTCCGTATTTAGTTATGTATCCTTGATAATAAGTAGCTTTATATTTACCATCGGTATTTTTTTCAGCTTTATCAATTTCCCAAATTTCAATCAATTCACCATTGATTATAGCTTTTTTCAATTCATCAACGTGTTTATCACCTTTTGCAACAATAGAAGTTGCTGAGAAATCATATTCAATAGCCGATAAATTTTGAATGTTTCCATCTTTTGTTTTTTGAGCATCAGCATCTCTACTAATTTCATTTTGATGTTCTGTTTGGAACGCTAATTTAAAAGCTGCTTCTGTTTTAGCATTCTTTAACAATCTATATAAAAGAATTATATCAACGCCTTTTTTGGCTTCATATGTTTTTTGTGTTTCTGACATTTTTTATCTCCTTTATCTTAAATTAAATTCCAACTCAATTACAGCTCGTTTCAGCGGTGTAACAGTTGTTGTATCATCTAGTATTCGTATTTTACTTGCATTCAAGTTCAACGACCAATAATACCCGTCTGTTTGCTCTATCCTCAAACATTTTTCAAGAATAGCATTTGCCATATTAGAGGCTTCTTTTCTTTTTGATTGTAGAGCCCACACAGATAAACTCAGGTTAACACTACCTTTGACATCTGTCTTATTAGGAGTGTAACTAACAGAGCTATCTTCCATTTCTACAAATGGATAAGGTACCTCATTCATCGGCTTATAATCGTAGACCTTATAACCTAATAACTTACATTGTTTGAACACTTCATCAAATATACTTTGTTCTCTGGTTTTTATCATGTTAATTTTTCCAAGTCCTTTATAAATTTTTTCTTCGCTTTTTGAAAAGCAGGCTTAACAAAAGGTTGTTTATCCATAAATCTTGTACCATATTCTAAATACGGAGAGTATTTTGTATTAGGATGTACTTTTCCATATAGTCCGCTATTCCCAATAAACAAACTTATACTTTGTTTTGTTCTACCTGTAGAATAACCACCTACAAATTTTGCTTGCTTAATCATTTCTTGGTTTAAATAAGCGGTATTATCCTTAACAATCCCTTTTACAGCTTTCATTTGCCTAATATCTTCAAGGTTTATTTTTAGCTTTTTATGTCCATAGACTTTAAGCCCCAATACTATCATCCTTTTCTAGATAAAATACTTTATTAAGCTGCTTATCGACTTTAGGTATATACCTTTGGCCTCGATACTCTACAAGGTTAAAAGGCTTAGTATAAGCATTCTTAGGATATATAACTTTTCTTTGCTTGCTATAATCTCCGAATAATTTAACAGACTTATCAATTCCTAGATCCATTACAAAACATGTTACAACATCAGAATAAAGTTCTGTATTTTTGTGTTCTCCTGTTTCATAGTCATATTCTTCTTTGCTTATTTGTTTAAAGACTGCTCTATCTGAGTATCTCATTAGAAAATAAATAGTTGTCCCTTCTTAGCTTTCCCATTCTTGAAATCTTCCCTTAACATTTCATCCCAAGGGGCGAACTCATTAAGGAAAGTTTCATAGCTTACTGAATGTCCTTCAACGCTTTCAGCCGTGGCACCTTCAGCACCACGCCTATTAAAACGTTTAATTACACAGTCTTCTATGATGAAACGATATTTATCATTTATTTCATCTTGTTTATAAGCAAATTTAAAGTGGTCTACGACTTTGTCAATAAGTCTGCGAATTATAGTGTCTTGCAAAGTATCACGAATATCTAAGTCTTCCTTAACGTTGAACAACACTATATCTTTATCCATAAGCTTTTACCTATGGTTGAATGTCTAGCATGTAAACATCATCTAATCTTTCAAACGATGGTAAAGCAATCATAGATGCTTTTGTCTGAACATTAACAGGATCTACTAATTTTTGAGTTGTAATAGCAATTCCTTTGTTTACAATCGATACATCAACTCCAGAAATGTTCCCACCTAATAAGTCAGACTCTTCCGGTGTAGTACCGAACACTGTATTTCCTAAGGTAGCATTAGGAATAAATGATACATAACCTTCTGGATAGAAATTTTTAGCAGTTCCATCATCATCAGTAAATGTATCGTTTTTAATCTCAACTTTTACACCGTGTGCATCTAAAAGATAATCAGTTAATTCAGTATTTGTTACTGATGCTCCTTTAGGTGCCAGTGGTTTAACAATTTTAATAGTTGAGTCTGCTTTTTTGATTAAACTGAATGTTTTTTGAGTCATGATAAGAATTTCTGCTTTCTTACCTTGATTTGTCATAGCTTCAATAGCAGCTTCAATATCAGCAAGCGGAGTTGCCGCTGCATCAGTCCATGCTTTTTTGACAGTACCCTTCATAGAGTCTTTAACACCATAATCAAACTCTTGAGCTACTCCGTTATTGTTAAATGAGATTTTTCCAGTTGCTAACACTTGCATTCTCATAGCTTCTAATCTTGCCAATGCACCACTTATAAGGTGTGTTGTATCATCAAAAATACCAGTAATCACACTGTCGATAAGTGCTTGATTACCGGTAGCAGCAATCATATTTAATTGTTGTCTGTCTTCTTCTTTAACTACTAAACCTTCTTTGAAGAATGGCATTTGCTCTTCTGTTACGCTTAAGTTCATTCTTTCACGTAATGGTACTTTAGTATCAAACGCAGCAGGTTTTAAAGCTACTGCCTTCCCACTTCCACCTTTTACAAACGCTAATTTGATCCCTAGTTGTTTTCTAGCTGGGAATAATTTATCTCCTAAAGTAGTATCTACTTTTTCTTGTGAACCATTCCAATATCCACTTACATTTTCAGCTGTAATTGTATCATAAATTAATGCCATATATTTTTACCTCCTAAACACCTTTTACAAATTTGATTAAGTTTAATTTTGATTTTACGTTTGCATCAACAGTACCACCATTACATTTATCTTCTCGTAAAGTACCTTTGAATACACACGCCACTATTGAGTCACCATCAGTTAAATCAACGTCATGTAACGCTACTCCGTCAACATATTGTGCTGTTGCATCGTTAGTTAATTTCTTAACTTTTTTTGTTCTATCTTCGAAAATAGACTTACCATCTCCAGCTAAGAATGTGCCGGCTTTTAATAGCTTACGCCCATTTTCTGTTACTGTTCCTGTAGTTGCTTTATCTACTGTTACTGAAATAGCTTCATAATCTAAATTATGTAGAATTTCAGTTTTATTAAAAATTGTTGTTGTTTTCATCTTTTATCCTCCTAAAATGGTTTTTTATGACTAACACCTTGCGCTAATCTAGCTCCTAAGTTCATAGTTTTTTCTGCACCATTCACTCCTACACTTGGTGTTGTTTGTCTAGCTGATTCTTTTACAGCTTCGTTAACTGCTTCTTTAAATGCTTTCTCAAACACATTCACCGCCTTTAAAGCTTCTTCTGCTGAACCATGTTTTGCAAAAGTTTCAGCTAATTCTACCGGCAGCTTTTTATTGATTAAATCTTCTTTTACTTCCATAACTAATTGTGAATACTTGAATGCAGCGACCTCTTCGTTAAATTTGTTCTGCCTCTCTTCAAAGTCTCTATCTCGTTTTTGTGTTTCACTCAATTTGGCATAGTCTTCACGTTTTTTAATCTCTGCTTCTATTCTACTTTGGAATTCTTCTTCAGATTTATTTTTTTGGTTACTTAACGCTGTTTGAACCGCTTTATTAACAATACTATCTAATTCAGATTGATTAGATGGTGCTTTAAACTCTGTTTCAGAAGATGTTGATTCTGTTGTCCCTTCCTCTGCAAAGTGTTGTAAGTTTAGTTTTAATAAAAATTGTTTGTTCATTGTTTCTCCTTATCCACGCTAGTATTATCCTTTCGGTTTAGTTGTGCACCACTTCCCCTAAGTAATAATCCACGCTAGTTTAATTTGACATAATAAAAAGACCTTTTAACGTCATGTCTAGGACGAATTTAAAATAAAAACACCTAACAAGCTGTTAAGTGTTTAATAATTAGTTTGACTTTATTTCTTTTATAATTAAATCTTCCCCTAAGTCCTCTAACCTTGATATTGCCTCTTCTACGGTTAAAGATTTATCTGTTTTTAAGTCTATCTCTAAATCAGATATTATTTCTAATACCGCTTCTTCATTGTTTATATTTCTAAATAATTCTTTTGGTAAGTACATTACTTAACCCCCTTTTCATTCATAACATTGACTAATACATTCTGATATACAAATATTTCCGAATGTGTCAGTTGCTCACCTTTATGAAGTTTATTAAATATGTTGTCTATATCCCTAACCATATAATCTCTATATTTTCTTTGACTAGGTGCATTTTCCAAGAACTTATCAACTAACCTTTCTTTATACTCCTTGATATATTTCTCATATTGTAATCCATATTGTTGCCAATTGTGATTAATCTTATTAATCTCTTTAACTAATTTATTCCATTGTGAATCTTGACCTTTCAACCTATCATTCCAGACAATCTCTCCTAAGTCTGCAATATTATTAATTGAACTGTATTTTTCTAATTTCTTCAACCTTGGAACTGTATCAACTAAATACTCAGCATAAGCAGGGCTTAATTGCTCTTTTACGCCCATTTTTCTCATGGCATAATGCGCTGAACTTTCAGCAAAGGTTTCTTCAATTGCTAATGATGGTTTATTAATAACTCTCCCATCAGCATAATCAAATTTACGTCCATGTCCTTTAGCATGGTAAGCTTCATGGAATATAGTTTTCAACTGATAAGGTCTTTCTCTATCATCCCTTTTCTCTAAACTATATTTAGTTATTTTTAATACATCTCCATCCTGAGTGAAACTGCAAAAACCTCTTGCACCACCTCTCGTATGAAAATCTATTGGTAAATCTTCTAGCCCAAGTCTTTCTAATAAATCCTTAGCGATTGTCGAACGGTTTCTTTTGCCAAACTTAAAGCCCTCAACCATTTTTTCAAATAGGTTTTTACCTTTTATTATATCACTTTCTACTGCTTTATCCAAGCCTCTTTCTTTTCTGTACTCAGCTATTTCTTTTTCTAGTTGTTCGCTGTCAAAGTAAGCTGCACTTGAACATTTACAATAAGGATGCATAGGGTAGAAATTAACTCCTACTTCTCTGTCTTTAATCTTGAAATGTTTACCGTCTAACTGTTTGCAAATATCACAAGCTGTAGGTTCTGAAATATATATATACTCATCATATCCGGCTTGCTCAATTGCATCAAGCTGTACATCTCCTTGAACTCTAGAAGCTTCTGTAACTAGCAGTCTTTTAGCTTCATGCTTGCTAACATTGAATTGACTTCTAAGCCTTCCTATCATATCAGTTGGGTTAGCTCCTTGGATGATAGAACGCCTTAACATCGTGGCAATATTTCCCATCAGAGCTTCTTGATTAGTCCAAATGTTCTTGCTAAAGTTTCCGTACTTATAATCACTATTAACAATAGCTTTTACGCCTTCTTTACTAAACCTAAGCTTAGTATCAAGTATTCCGGACTGTCTAGCATATTCTCTATCAGCTAACTTCTCTAAATGCTTTTCTATGAGGTCGCTATTCTTAACAGTTAAGTCTGTTAAATGTAAATTCAACTCAGCTTTTAACAATTCTAATCTGTTAATTCTCATAGTAGCGTTGTAGAGTTTAAGTTGTGCATTAGCTTCAGGAGAAAAGTCTTTCTTCTTAACATACTCTTTAGCTTTCTTCTCAAATGCTTTTACATCATGCTCTGATACTCGTTTCAAAGCTTCCTCGATAGAAATACCTTGGCTCTTTGCATATCTCTCATAGAATACGTTTATTTGCTGTTCTATGTCTTCTAATGCAAGGTTAAAGTTTTCTTCCATATTTTCTATGGTTACTTTCTCATCTTTTATCTGATTTAATTGATTTGCTAACTCTCGCTTTTTCCAATAACTAAATGATTGTTTCTTCATCTACTAGCACCTCTTCGCCGTCGTGTAAGTAGCTTTCTATATCTTCTTCACTTAATCCTAAATCTTTTAAGAATTTTCTAGCTAATGGCTCGCTATAATCTCCTGATTTGAACTTCTTAAGTATACTTGATATTTTATACATTAACTTACCTTTATCAACGTCATAGCTATTATCTAAAGTAATTGTTGGAGTATCTAGCAACTCTTGTTCATGTTTAGGGTCATCTACAATACCTGTCAATCTCATAGCTGTTTCATTAGTAACCATTCCTCCTAATGATTTGAATGCATTAATAGTTTCTTCAAGTGCTTTTGGCAAATTAGGATTGAATGTAATTTTAAGTTTTGAAATATCAAAATCAGTAAGTTCTTTAACAAAGTCTCCTATATTAGCTATAAGTTGGTATCTTCTCCTTAAACTTTTTTCAAATAGAGATTGAGTATCTACTCTAGCTTGTTCAAGTCCGAACAGTTTATACTTCATTGCCTCTCCACTTTGAATACCACTGAAATTCGTATCTGTCATATCTGGAGTATTAGTATATTTGTGAATGTCATTTACAATACGTTTTTTATATGACTCAACACCGTTCACATCATACTGCTTATATAAATATTTAGCATCTACTTTACCTTCAGTCCCATTAATATCTACAGGTGGTTTTAACTGAAGTAACCTTGCACGTCGCATTTTTCTCATATACTCAACTTGTTTATTGCTATCTCCAGTTACATCATCCGGAAATTCTACTTGACCAAATATAGCAAGTATTGCATCTGATGTATCTGTCATGTAGTTAGCTGTGTCAGATTGAACTGCATCGTATGAGTCGATTAAAGATAGCTCACTTTCGTAATCCCCCATACCTTCAGCTGTATTTAGGTATTCTGTAATAGGAACATCGTTAAACATATGAGGTTCAATTGCTAACTCAGTAATTACACCTTCTATCATTTGACACTTATAAATAACATCTTTAATATACACATCAATAAAATGTTTCTTGTTATCTGAAAGTCCTACAGAGTAATATCTTACACCAGCTAACATTTTATCTTCTAATGTATTATCATAAATCACAAATGTATTTAATGGATCTAACCTCTTGACTTTCGTTACATCTTCCATTGAACGATAAACTAAATCGTATGCTCTACCCACTTTTGATAAGTCTAGTACTAACATTCTATTTAAATCATGAAAGCTATTAACCTTCGCTATCTCTTTAAGTACCTCGTCTGTTTCGCTATCTTCTTCTTCGTCATCGTATTCAACTTGAATAGGTTTACCAACTAAATATCCTTGCTTAAATACAGATATACTCTTACCAAAATTATGTACAATTCTAGTGTCTGCCATGTCTTGCTCGCTACGTCTTTGTTGAATACTAATAGTATGGTTATTACCTTCTGAATAATCGTACAGTTCTTGTATTCTAGGACGTTGTATACTTTTATGATGCTCAAGGAATTCTCTTAAGACTTTATGTTCGTTTTCAAATAATTCTTCAATGTTATTAATTCTATATCGCATCCTTGACTCTCTATGAAATCTAAGTGTTAATGTTTTGCTTTTACCAGTACTATCAACGAATGTTTCATTATATGCCATTTATTATCCTTTCCCAAATCCAGCAACAAGCGTGCTGTATTGATTATCTTGTTTATTTTGTTGACCAATAATATTAATGTAAGGTATATATCCATATTGACTAGCGTTGATAGTATGGTCATTTCTATCTTCTGGTTCGTCTTTATCTTCTTTCCACGAATATATATTTAACTCTCTGATATGTTCTTCACAATGGTTTAGTACTAAGTATTTCAAATTTTTCATCCAACCACTTGAAATATTTATCCTATCTATAATTTTCATACGTTTATCAGCATTATAAAACTCATATATCAAACCTTTTTGCGACTTATACTTTCTTAATTCCATCATTGTCGCTTGGTCAGCGTTATCTATATAAACTTTTCTGCAGAAGCCCCATTTATCTTTACAATAATCCAGGAACTTATGCAGCTTTACTGCAACATCTGATGGTGCTATCTTGCTGTTATTAAAATCTTTATTGTTATAAGTTTTCTCTTCAAGCACAATAAGTTCTCCGTCTGTTGTGATGCCTTGAAAGATAAACGATATCGTGTCCTCTGTCTTTTCTGAGTATGATGTATCGACGCCACAAGAATACCGAATAAATGTTTTAGTCCTTGCTATATCTTCGGTTATAACGTTTAATTTTCTATCAAACATACTGAATACTAAACCTTCTGCACGTCCTCTTAAACCTTGAATTTTGTTCTTATAAAGTTTTGTACCTACAGCAACTGTGCTTTTAATCTTGTCTTTCTTTTCTTCTGTCAATCCATAGTTATGATCAAAAGAAAAAAACCAGTACGTCCATTTAGGGTGTTCCGGTTCAGTTAGCATTTCTCTTATCTCTTGAGGTGTGTCATATTCATATTTAGGTAAGGCTCTAAACCTGTTTATATACCTTGAATAGATAGGGAGTGTAGGATCATCAGGATTCATTGTGCATATCCAATAATCACACCGCATGGTTGCTTCTTGCACAAAGTCCATATCAGCTGTGTTAATCTCATCTATAAATCCACAACCGAACTGTGAACCTAATGCTTTTTCCCACTTATCTTTTGATGAATAACCTAATATAAATATTATTCTTTCTCCGTTAGGTGTATCATATTTGATATGAGGGATTTTATATTTAGAATCTCCATTCCCTTTATAATCGACGTACTCTCCAAACACATCTATAATTCCTAAATCTGAGTTAATAATATTCTTTTCAGCATCTCCTACAGATTTAGCACTGATGAAGTGCAGCTTTTGTTTACTCTTTGCTACCGCCAACATATACTTAACAATCCCTACTGTAGTTTTACCTGCTGCTGTAGTTCCTTCTAGTGCTTCAGCTTCGGCTTTATGCTTTAGAAACTTTTTATATTTAGGAGATAGAATGAAATCACTCATCTTTATCATCCTCTAACTGGAGTAAGATTCCAGCAAGTTTATTTTCACTTTTAACATTTACATCAACTTTAGCTGTTGACAATCCATATCTTTTAGCTAGCTCAACAGCAGCACTTTTTCTAGTTGCTACATTCGGTTTTACTTCGATTATTTGTTGCGCTCCGTCTCCTAATCCAATTGCCATTGGTTCTAAAATTTCCCCTCGCATTGCAGCTGTGAAGAATTCTAATACCTCTTCTTGGCTAGCTATCCTTGCACTTTTTATTTCAGCCATGCGCTCTTCTAAATATGCTTTCACCAAGTAGTTCCCGAGTAATTTCCTTGCGTTCGCTTCAGCGCTACTTCTTTTTTGTTTAGCGTAACCTGCTTTTAAATAACTTTCTGTCGCGTTTCCGCTAATGATGTACTCATCAGCGAATTTTTGCTGTTTTAATGTTAATTTTGCCAATTTTCCACCATCCTTTCTCAACAAAACAAAAAGCACCGATTAAGGTGCTTTGTGCAAAAATATGTTATTCAACAAAATGGTAAGTTTCTAACGGAGAATTATTTCTGCTTGTAAACATTTTAAAAAAAGGAAATTATTATCAGTATTCAACAAAAGTCTTGCTTCTCCGTCAAACTTCTCACACTACCATTTTAACACACCTAACTATATATATGTACGCTATTTAATATATTGTTATATCTTTTT